TTTTTTGCCATTTTATTTAATTAGAGCACTTACAATATATTTCAACTCAACAGCATCTTCGTCGGTAACCTGAAAAATGATAAGTTTGAATTTATTGTTGATTTTTACGGTTACATCATTTTTGATCGCCGCAAGATTTTTGAAAATTTCCAAACTGATAGGAAAAGACTCGGTAATAGGTTCACCCTCATAAGTTTTAGTTAGAGGAATTGTTATGTTATCAATATTTTGCAAAGTTTCGTCATCGATCTTGGCACATATATTTTCTTCATCATCAATGAAGAAATATACCTTAGATGCATCTGTGGCAAATGATGAGGCACTAAGAACCTGTTTGGCCTTTTCGGATGTAATAACAAATACCGTGTTGAAATCTAACATTGAAAATTTGCTAGGTTGGATAGTGCATTCCTTAATAACCGAATCGTCTACTAAGTGATATGTGAAATGCGTTTTTTCGTTATCGCCATTTACATTTTGGCATACAATATTATTTGTAGATGTTTTAATCGTAAATTCCCCATCAGATCCTAAACATTTCAAACCCGTTAAAAACTTAGGAATAGAAATAATATTAAGTTTAATAGCTTCATCAATCTCAATTGGAAGAATTGTTTTAGCATATAGAATAACGGAGTTGTCGATAGATGAACATACAGTGTAAAATACATCTTTATTTGTTTTTAAGATACAACTTTCAGTAATCCTGCTAACTGGTTTGATAATTTTTTCCAGATAGCTTTTAGGGATAGGGATTGTTTTATTAGACATTCGGTTGGTGAATCGTTATTAAATTTGGGTTGTTTTTCGGTTTGGGCTTCGTCGGTGTTTTCGGTTTGGGCTTTTTTTTAGCATTTTGTTTAATCAAAACATCACACAATGTCTTGATATTAGCATCGATGCTCTTCAATGTCAAAGAAATTTCTAACATATGATCTACGGGGTTCAAATCAGGCGATGAAATAGTTAAAATCGGATGATTTGTTTTCGGTTCAACTACATTAGAAATATATTGATCTGTTGGTGTAATATCTACCGTTGGTGCATCGGGTAGAGGTATAAGATCTGGAACGTTGTGCTGAACATTATTATGCTGAGTAACATCTGGAACTTGTTGCATAGCCTGAGCATTCAACATTTCCAACAATTTTGCCTCATCTTGATTTCCTCCATAATGTTGAGGTTGTCGATAAGCATTGGGGTTTGCCGAATTGACAACATTTCTAATAAACTGACCAGTATCTAATCTACTTGCGGGTGTCAACATTCCTTCCGTTTGGGAATCAACAGTTTTAAGTTGGCTACCAATAAAGGTAGCCAACTTAGCAACTTCTAGATGATCTAGTGTATCGGACATATTAGAGATTCTTCAATAATTCGTCCAATTCTGGATCAGTTACCGAATCCCCATCTTCATCATCTTCTTTTGCGACTTTACCTTTTTTGGTCTTCTTAGGAGCAGGGGGTTCAACATCATCTTCTTCATCATCATCTTCATCATCATCATCTTCAACTTCAACCGAAGAATTTGTCGAAGTTACCTTGCAGAACCAATCGCGATCCAGAACCTTTTGGATCTCATCATAAGATTGGTGAGTATACATAGTATTCAGAGAATGGATCTTCTCATATACAGTGTCAATATCATCAAGTCCTTCGATTTCCGAAGCCGATTGGAATCTCGACATTGTGTAGTTAGCAAACCCACCTTCATTTTCGGTGACCTTAATCTTTAGGTTGCAACCTTCTGGAGAAAGATCAAACACCTTTGAGCCAAATTCATCAGAATCATCTCCGGTGATTGCGGAATCCACAACGCTTGCCAATTGTTTACCATATCGAAGGATCTTAACCTGACCTTGGTTTTCGGGGTTGGTAGGATCTTTGATCACATAGACATTGACCATGTGATATTCGTTCCTACGTAGGGCAGAAATCTCTTTCTGCTTTTCTTCGTCACCAGTCTTCCACACTTTGCTTCGATATTCGTCGATAGGGCAACGATCACCGTAAGAATTTGGACAAAAAACGTTGACCATTTTCTGATCAGCATTAGATTTCCAAATGTGAGCGAAATAATGGAAAATCGTGTTTTCGATATCCTCTACATTAGGAACCAAACGGACGATATAGGTGTTACCCTTTTCCATTTTGATGATATCCTTGAACATGGAATTATCGGAGGTTGATTTTTGGTTTAATGAGTCTTTAATGGACTCGAACATATTTTCGTTGTATTTTGACATATTGGTTTGTTTTCTATTGTTGTTATATTAGCACTAATCTATTTGGTTTGCAAATTTTTTTCTACAAAATTTGATATTTTCTTTGTAGCCGTAACCACAAACGCTTTTGTTTCGGGAGAATTGTAGTAATCCATTTTCATCTTACCGATGTTCTGGGCTAAATCTCTAAGATATAATTGTCGTTCATCTTCTTCGAGTGACGTAATTATACTCATCACATCACCCATTTCCATAACACTATAAATGTTAATATGATGTTCGCGATAATGATTCATCCATGAATACATCAGTGCATCTTTATGGTGAAGATACTGATTAACTTCAATACCGTTTTTCATACAAAACATACCTATAAATCCCATAGATTTCCGAATATCTTCGATTTGAAGTTTGGGATTTCTAAGTTCGTTCTTCTGTTTGAGCATATTATATGATTTGATCGCGGCTCTGGTTAAAAAAAATCCCAAACGTGGACATTTTTCATCGGGATATAAAGATCTGGGTGCCCCGAAAAAATCATCCCAGTTGATATGAGGAAATTTATCAAAAAAAATATACATCTTTGACAATTCCGCCTTAGATATATCGTCAAGTTTGGTAAAATCTTTTCTAGGTTGATACGGTTCACCATTACGAAAATGCTTTAAGAAACAGTTGTAAATATTTTTATGTTTTTCGGTGATCATTTATTATTTTTAGTTTTTGGTGTAAATTTAGATCGGAAGATCTTTCGACAAATGTTAGGTGTCGTATTTAAATACATTCTCACAATATTCTGGAATGAATCATCACCAACCATCTTACCATATATTTGTTGAGCTTTCTGATCTTCAACTACGATTTTGAGAAAATTCAAATAATTTAATTTCTTATTTTTGATGATACAAAGATATGACCCGAATAACATGGTGATGTGTTCGAATTCTTGAACATCCATTTGTTCTGACGGGTTCAATCTATCTTGGATTTGTTGTGATGATGTGATTATCATGAAATTGGTTTTAAATTTTTAGTCAATTCCATAAACAGATCGGTTAATTTACCACCTGCTGTAAGTTGATGACCATTGCCGTTGCAATATTTTCGAGCAAATTCTGCCAGATCTATCATATTATCAGATTTCTTCTGTCGGATAATAATTTTATTTCTATCGGGGTTTATGTAAAAAAATATATCAGGTGTATGGTCGGTCATAATAACATCTATAGATATATTATTAGGGTTTGGTCCAAATGTTGCCAAACACTTAACAGTTTTTCCGAAAATTGTCAAATCACCATCATATAATTTATATCTACCAGCTTCTTTTACAGCATCCATCTTAATGATAGTAACTGCTTTCTGCTGTCCTTTTGTAAAAGGTGTCCATCCCTCTCTATAAGTGTCCAAAAATGCCATTGGGTCATTTTTGAACTCGTCCCAATAAAGAATATTTAGATCGTAGGCGGTCTGCATAGTATGGGAACCAGAATCATAATCATCACCATACGCAATAAGTGTTTTTTGTCTTTTCGTAAATTCTAAAGAATTTATCTTCTCTAAATATTTGTATAACAATTTACAATTAGAGCTATATTCCTTATAGATGATTTTAGATTTTTTGAATTTTGAAACATATTCCTCTGATCTTTTGTGGTGATCTATGAAAGTGACATTCTTAGAATCGAATTGTAAAAAGGATTCACGAAGTGCTAAATCTAATACAATAATATTGTGTGGGTTGATGCACTGGTTCAAATATTCATCAATCTTTCGATCAACCGACAGGTTCGACACAGCATTGAACGTGATATGGGCTTGGGGATGAAACCATTTGAATACCAAAAGGCTCAACATACCGTCGAGGTCGTTGTGGCAAATTATATGGTAACAATTTTCATTCATGTTGTATTATTTACTTGGTTATTGATATTTTGCAAGAACTAATCATCATCGTCTTTTCCTAAACTTTCTATAATATCCAGAGTAGATCTGATGGTTTTATCTTTTTTGTTGATATCAATTATTTTTGTGATGTCGTCTTTTGGTTTGGTTATATATCCCATAGCAACATCATCAGGATCACGTAGAGATAACGTAGGATAATCAATTTCTAGAACCGATGCACAATCCTTTGGCCCATATCGATTTTTGGTCATGGCATAATGAATGATTCCTAGATCTATATCGTCATCTTCTGTCCAGATAGAAATTTGAGCATCTACTGTATGGGATATACCCATAGATTCTCCGGTGGTTTCTAAACCTGGGTTCGGTGTGTTGTAACCTTGTCGATTTGTTTGAACGGCTGATACGATAGTACATCCAAATTCATAGGTAAGTGCTCGAATTTCTTCGGCAATTTCTTTAAATGCTTCGTAAGATTTTACCCCAACGGTTGATGCTGCCAAAAGAGTTAAATAATCAAGAACAATCAATTCTGGTTTGATACCTTTTTTAATCAAACGACGAATAAATGCTTTGATATGATTAACCGTTACCGATTTAGGTGGAAATTCCTTAACAATCAACTTTGCATCACCGTGTTTTAACTTGAATCCTTTCAAGTGACCCTTTAACGGCTCAATATTGTCCTTTAAATGGTTGAAAGGGATTTTAGATAGCTGTGCGCTGATACGCTTACAATAAACCGTCTCGGGCATTTCTAGAGTAATCAAGATAACCGTTTTATTTTGAGCCAAAACATTTGTGGCGATATTTCCTAAAAATATGGATTTTCCAGAATTGGTTGGTCCATAAAATAAGACCATCGACTTACCTTCCTTTTGAAAACCACCACCCAATTGTTCATCTAACCATGACCATCCGGTTGAAATGGTTTCGAAGGTCTTTAAAAGATCGTCACAATGTTTATCAATATTTTCGAGATAATCAAATCCGAGATTGTCGATGAGTGAGATACTACAAGCCTTTTCAAAATCTTTGAGAATTTTTTCGGTATCGATATCCCCTGCCTGAATATCGACAGATGTTCTTTGGACTGTTTGGAGAACCGTTTTTCGTTTGATGAAATTTTCGGTGATCTTTAAAAGAACATCTCGATCATAAGTGTGATCGATAGTTTTAAACAGATTAGTTATAACAGATTTTAAATTTGTCCTATGCTCAGGATCAACCGTGTGCATTTTAAGTTCCGTGATATTCGGAACTTTTTTATATTCGTTATAATAACCCAAGAGATTACCATAAATTGACCGTAACTTTTCATCTTCGATGAATGATGGTTTTACATACTCGATAATAGTTTCGAGATATGATGCATCATTTAGAGAATTCCAAATGAGAACCTTTTCGAATAAATTTTGATCTAAAGCTACAGCCATTTATATACCATATCACTCTTTATCCGAAGAATCAAGATCTTCTTCTGAAATTTCATCTTCCGATTCATCTTCTACACCATCGATATCGTAAATATCTTCATCTGGTTCATCCACAAGGGTTTCTGGATTCGCTTCATTCCTAAAGCACAATTCTTTTTTGAGAATTTCGTCCAGCGAAGGTAAAATTTTATCCCAAATCGATGGGTCATTTTTCCAGTCTTTGAAAAACCCCAACATTTCGCCCTGAAAAACATATCTATGTCCCTGTTTCTGAATAACATCATAAGATTCGGCCATTTCCAATAATCCTGAATATTTGGCCAATCCCGTTTTAAAATTCAAATACATTTCGGTCTCTAAAAAAGGAATCGTAAATCTATTTTTAGTGGTGAGTGCCCTTAAAGTCAGTCCATTAATTGCCTTCGAAAGCGGAGTTACCGATGTATCAGAATCTTTATTTTTAGATTCTGTGGATTTTTCGGTTTTTTTGGCCAATTGAACAACTACCGATGATAAATACAGAGGACCAGATCCACCAGCTTGTTTTTTCAGAGAACTCATATGTAATTGCGATGGATCTTCATAAATATGATTAGCAAAAATTATTGGAGTATTGGATCTAGATGCTAAATGTGTTATAGCACGAAGCATACTCTTGCAATTATGACTTATTATTCCTTGATTTGTTATACAGAATGTTTCGTCTTCTTCGATGGAAATATCTATAAGTTTTTTTTCTGATGATATCTCTAAGATTTCATCTATATCGATTTCGTCGTAATCGTTCTCAATGAATAAATCGGTGCTTTTGGTATCGGTTTTCATATTTTTTAATCATACCAATATTTTGTAAAACATCAAGTATAATTTTATTTTTATTTTTCTTGTATCCTCGTTCCCACACAATTATGGCAGGCAATTTTAAATTTTCTTGGATTTCGATTAGCCTTTGATCATCTCTCTGCCAAACATCTTCAACAATAACATTATTAGATATACCGACAATATCATTGTATTTGTAAATATCGGGATTGCCGTGCCAAAAATCACCATAAAATTCTATAATGCACGTATTTTTAAGTAACAAATCTATCCTATATTTGGAACATAAATATTCGGTGACATAATCTTCTTCGCTAAGATTCAATCTATAAATGATATTATGAATAAAATCTTTGGCTATTTTACTGTTCATATTAAAATCGGATCGACCGAAAAGGTTGTTTTTACCGTTTTTATCATAAGAGGCCATTCTTTTCGCATTCCAAGAATCTTTTAAATCCTGAGATATACAAGCCAAGGTTTTTTTTCTAGTATCGATCATTTTTTGCATAAGTCCCGGTATTTTTGTGTTGTGGTCAACACCATATTTTTCTATGTTCGTCTTTTTACGTTTTTCGTCGCTTATTTTTCGATAATCTGGTCCATATTTCTTTTCTAAAATATCATTCAAATTTTTCGAGATAGATGGGTCTAAAAATTTATATTCGTAACCATATTTTTTTAAACAAGTGATTTTTCTTTTTTCCAATCCAACAATGGAATTATGTTTTGTTGCACATTTTTTGCAACTGGTATGCAAATTCCCGATTGATAATTCGTCAACATTTTTCGCCGATATAAAACTTATCAAATTAGAAACATATTTTTGTGCCAACTTTTCCCCACAATCTTTACAATTCAACGTTATCGGTATTGGTGTTGAATTTTTCCTAACAAAATTCAACGATGTGGGCGTACCCCTAAATAAGCAACACCATTTATATTTTATACTCTTCGATGGTAAAGATATAAATTCGGTGATTTCTATATCTGTAATTAATTTCAGAGTTCTAATAGATTTTTCGTCTATATTCGCACCGTGCTTTTTTAAAAAATGTATAAGTATTTCACCGTTCATGTAAAATACTTACGTCTTTGGCTCTACATTTTAAGTATTTCGCTCGATATTTTTAACAATTTATCGGTTTTTTTAATACGCTGGGCTTCTATATATATTAACCTATCACCGCGTTTCACCAATAGTCTGTGATTTTTCGATAATAGTATTTCGGAATTTTTAGTCTTGATTTTTAGATAAGACGTATGGGTTGTTTCCCATTTGTCTATAACATTTCTAAATCTTCCTAAATGTGTTAAAACTTTATCACCAATACTAATATCGGATAATTTTTTAATTCCTTTATCGGTCGTAATTAACGTGTTAGGGCACAAACACGCCTTTGCCCTATTTCCCATATCAGGTGCCTCGTTTCCTTCATCCATTTTCTTCTTTTCTTGAGCGGTTATTAAATTACCTACCGAATCGATGGCAATAAGAACCTTTCCGAACAATTTCTTTTCTATAATACTGTTCAGAAATTTAACAATTTGGTTACGACATTTTTCAGTTACTTCAACCGGACAGTGTTTAATTCGGGATACGTCACACCCTAACCTTTCCGCCGTTACGGAATCTAGTGCCCCCTCAGTGTCAAAATATGCAACACTCATCCCCTTCTTTTGAGCATTGGCCATGATCTTATTAATGATGAAAGTTTTACCACAAGATTCGGGACCGATAAAGGCGGTTAATCTCCCCATAGGGACTCCACCATAAACAGAACCCGAAATAATTGTGTTTAGAGCCATTGATCCAGTATCTATCCATTCTGTTACATTCGATAAAGAATTTTGGTCTAGAAAGGTGGCCTCTGGGTTCATCTCGTCTAATGTCTTGAATGCATCATTCATCAACTTTAGATCAGCTTTTTCGATAGCACTAGCTTTTGACATATATAGATATTAACACAAAAACCCCAAAAGTCAAAAAATTCCTTTGGGATTTTATGTTGGGGATATGTTACTAGATTATTCGCTATCGAATAAATTAACGACATTACCACTTTTTGGAGTCTCTGGTGTTACAACACCACCCTCTGGTGGGACAAAAACATTTCCGGTTCCAAACAACTGATTGTATTGAGCCGTAAGTCTAAAATCAAGGACATCGAGACTAGACATAGTAACATTAGTCTTTTTGTATTCGAACACAACGGCATCATCTTTTGAGGCCAGGAATTCTCGGAAAAATACTGGAAGTAGTTGAACACTCATTCGTCCTGAATTATCAGGAACAACATGAAGAATCACCGGATTCTTGATCGATAAAAGATCTGGTGTGGTGTCACATGTGACATCCTCA